TTTACCAAGTTAATAATTGCACCTTTTAAATTAAGGTGTTTTATTAGGGGTGCCCCAAATGCGGTAAAGAAACCAAATGCGTGTGGCTCAAACTCAGGCTGGTTATATACATTAACAATCTTTAACCAATCTTCCATAGACCCAGTCGGCGTCATCCAGTTTGCTAGACTGCCTGTTGCGTGGGATGGTGGGCTATAACTAACTTTACCAGCAGATATTTCTCTATCTCCCAAGATAAACTTAGAATCATTTTCTGCCCAACCAAATTGTGTTCTCATCATTTCGACCTTTCCTTTAAACTGCAAGTGTTTTATAAATGTAATGATGTACGTCATAATAGAGTCCATCTGTTTTTTAGAACCGGCAACACCATGCCAGCTTAATTTTTCCCGTAGCTTCTCAACTACTTGTGCTTCTGTTTGAGCTATAGAAAACTCTCGTACTCCGTCTTGAGGCAAGTGCAGTCTAAGCCAAATTACGTCACCCTTCGATGGGTCTTTAAGGCGCTTAACTACATACAAATCGTGCTCATAAATTAAAGCAGCTTCATCATCCTCATCTACTGGCTGCCTATACACGCCGCCATTCTTCCCTCTAAAATATGGGAAAGGAAACTCTGGAATGACGTATTCTTGTTTGGTACCACAAGGCGCCTCTGAAACGACCGCAATATCCGGCTCACTGGCGATAATTTCAGAACCGAGCAATATCGGAGACGATATCTTACCCTTGTGCGGGCACTCTTTACATCCTTGTGGGTGAAGCTTCTCAAAGGACGAACACGTATAAGGGCCTTTTGTCTGTAAGGCTTTCTTCTCAGTTTCCTGAGCCGAGTACGATGGGTGGTTCTGTGAAATGATGTGTATTGCTTCATCTCTGTCCACACAATGGGCGGCAATAGATAGTCCTGCTCTCCATAATGGCTCCTCTATATCTGCTTGATTAATAGCAATATTCTCAAGTTGTGGACAACCTTTGCCTTCAGTAGTCTTTATCAAAATAGTTTTGAACCTACTCTGACGATTACTCATGGCGGCTTGAGCCATTGCGCTAGTTTGTTTTGGTATGTAGTCGGGTGCAATTAAAACCCCAATAGCCATTTTGATATCCTCGTAAGGAGTCTCAGGCTCTATCTGCATAATAGCTACGGGCAGGGGTGGGTCTTGCTTAAAGTTAAACGTCTCAGGCACTCTAAGGATTGATGCACTCTCTGCGGTGCGTGATGGGTCTGCCCTAAACTTATGCTCTTCACACAAAGCTTTAAGGCGGTCGGCGACGGGTTTCCATTCAGATCTACTGATGGTTTCTGTTAGTCTCCAATAGGCATGAATGCCACGACCCGAATTAACTACCGTTGGTGATGGTAGGGTTACAGCCTCGCAAAACTTTTTAAGCTCTGCCAAACCGGTGGCTTGGTCTAGATAACCTTTGCCACTTAAATCTTTGTCTATACCACAATCAATATCTACCCAAAAAGATTTAAAGTAGGTGCTATTTTTCTGCGTGCGACCATCTTCGTCGTTCTCATATTTAGCGCAAGCAAAATAAACATCGTACTTCTCTAATAACAGATTTGTTATTTCTTCATCGGCTTCTTCCAAAGTCTCAACAAAGGTCTGTCTCGGACGCCCCTCTTGCTTTAAACCGACAATACAATACCACCCTTCTTGGGGAAGCACTGCATTTAATAAATCTGTCGTTGCCATATCACCTCAAAATCCGAAGAAAGGAAGGGCAGCAGGGGGGTCGGCATCCCCCTTTTCGTTCCGTCAAACTAGCTGCCCCGGGGTAAACTACTTTATAAGTTTCTCGATCTGTGCAACCGCCGTTTTATGTGGCATAGTTGATCCGATAAACCAGTTGTAGATTGTCATGCGGGATACTTCAAACATCTTTGCAATCTCTATAACTGTAATATCGTTAGCAATACAATACTTACCTAGCTTCACTCCAATATGTTTAGAGTCGGCAGTTTTGTTTGCTTTTACAAGACGATAGCTATAGCCTCTTAGACTCATGTTGGTTCTTTGCTCCAGTCACCCATGATTGCCTTTAAGTCTTTTTTCTGAGTAGGTTCCGCAGCTTTCTTCTCAGGGCGCTTCTTAGGTTCTTCAATATCAGCAGCAGGGGCAGCTTCTTCTTTAATAAATGCAGGGGCTTTTAACTTTGGCAAGTCATCTTTTTTGGAGATAACAAACTCAATAGCTTTTTTAGCTGCAGGTGATTGGCCTTGCTTAACGGCAACTTCCCATTGGTCTTTAGATAAGAACTTCAAAGGTTTAAAAAACAACTTAGCAGTATCGCTATCAGGGTCAAAACGCATCTCTGTGTTCAAGCTATTTAAGTTGTAGCCTTGTGAGCCAACGTACTTAGCATATTGCTCAAACGGCATGTGGTTTAAATCGCCTTTACCGAAGATTGACTTAGAAGCCAACTGCAACTGATACACATCGCCGCCGACATCATCTGCCAATGCTACTGCAATTCTACGGAAGTGACGACATGCGCGCCCACCGCCAGCACCAGACCCCTTGACGTTCTGAGGGCACTCGGCGCAGTTGTGGTGTTGCGCTTCTTCTACTGAAGCATCGGGTGTTACTCCATCATTAGACCAGCAGTCAGGAGGTGTGGCGTCTGCCTTAGGGTTGTAAGCACCGGCATAGAATGTACGAGATACGTCTTTAGCAGCGTTAACAATAACTACATTTAGAGAATCACTATTGCTAGTTAAAATCTCCTCCCCATTTACAACCATGCGGAACTTACCGCCACGCAATGAAATACGTTTGCTACCGCCATTACCTACGAGGGCACGAGTTACATCATCTAACTGTACATCTTTAAGGTAGTCGGGTAAATCTTGATTAAAAAGAGTGATTTCACTCATTTGCTTCTCCTTACTGTAATCGAATGTTCGCTATCCACATTTAACCCGAGTGGTAGCAAGTCGGGGTTTTCTTCTAAAAACTGCTTAATGTTTGTTTGATGTATGCGCTTCTCAAGTAAATCGGGAAGATGGTGCTCAAACATAAATTGATAAAACTTCTCCCAGTCATTAGTCCAATAGCGACTCTTAACTGTGCGCATTACTGTGCCATGTGGGGTCTTAAGACTTGTAGCCCCTGTGGTTTTACATACTTCTAGCATTTGTTGCTCAAGAACTTCTAGTTGTGACTCAAACTCAGATTCAATTCTATCGGCTTCTTTTCTTGCTTTGTCACGAGCATCTCGAATCTTTATGTAGACTTCTACAATTTGATCGACTGTTATATCATCCATGTTTTCCTTTCTTACAGATCTTATGTCCGTTAAGTAATAATACCACAACGATTTACTTTGTCAAGTGTTTTCCTCAACTTCATTTTTATATAGGTCTATCAGTTTATCATGAACGCTAAGTTTGTTTCTTAGCATGTTATAGAGTCTATCTTCTACGGGAGAACCCTTAATATGCACGACAGTCATAGCATTTTTTTGACCTTGCCTATCAATACGAGCATTAGCTTGCAAATAAGTTTCGATTGATGTAACAGGCGCATACCATATTATGGTATCAGCAGCAGTCAAAGTAACTCCATGTGCTGCAGCTTGCGGTTGAATTAAGAGAACCTTTGGGTATGGTGTTTCTTGGAATCGTTTAAAAATTTCAGTTCGTTTACCTACGGGAACGGCTCCGTTTATAACATCGCAAGTAATACCTGCCCCTCTCAAATGCTCTTTGAGTAATTCTATTGTATGAGTAAACGGTATAAACACAAGGACTTTTTGGCTAGACTCGTTAATAACTTCTTCGACAACACGTAAACGATTAGACACGTCAAACTCAATAACAGCACCGGTATCAGAATAGACAGCACCACCAGAAATTTGCAGTAACTTATTAATATTGACGGCAGCGTTGACGGTACTGATCTCTTCCCCCGCTGCCACCATGAGCATCTCTTTCTTGAGTAGTTTGTAGAATTTATCTTGTTGAGGCGTGAGCGGCGCATCTCTGAATACATGTGTAACCTCTGGTAGATCTAAACATTCTTTTTTAGTAAATCGTATGGCTGGTTGAAGCGCATTAAAAACTACTTGACTTGCGTTAGGTTTTGGCATCCACTTAAACTTACTGACGCTTAGCATAGTCTGATCTCTAAACGAACCAAAAAACTTGGGTACTTTCTCAGGCACGCATAATCTAGCTAAGCCATAAGCATCGGTTGGGTTTTGTGCGGCTGGTGTGCCTGTCATTAGCCATAACCAAGTATCTTTAGTTATGATTGAATTTAGCGTTTTCCAGCGTTGGGTAGTAACAGTTTTATACGCATTAGCTTCGTCAATGATGATTAGGTCAAACCCACCGTTTTTAATATCGTCGGCGACAATCTCTACACCATCATAGTTAATGATAACGAAGTCGGCATCGCTGGCAATAATAGCTTTACGCTTGGTACGTTCTCCATACGCTATGGCTACTTTGCGGTGTACTGCAAACTTAAATAAATCCGCTTGCCATGCTGACTGCATAATAGACAATGGGCAAATAACTAAAACCCTATTAATAATTTCCTGTTCTAATAAACAATCTGCCGCCCATATAGCCGATGCGGTTTTGCCTGTGCCTTGTTCATTAAAACAAAAAGCTCTTTGATTAGTTGCTAAGAATATTGCCGTTTCTCTTTGGTGTTGCATTGGCTGGTAAGCACCAGGCCAAGAATACGTGCTAGGCTTTTCCATTCTTTGATTTATTTCGCTTGACTGTGTGGTCTGAGTTTCTACTAAAGGAACGGTTTGAACTTGCGGATTTAATTTTGAGATTGCTTGGGGCGTTCGTTCCGCCTTTTGAAAGAGGGATAACATGGTCAATATCCTTGCCCTTTCTGTCCACACCCTTTTTGTCCATCTCGTAACGTGCTCTCTCCCGTGCATTGCGGGCTGGCTGCTCCCCCCGTGCTTTCTGTTGCTGGTATTCCTTCTTGTAGGGGCGGGGTTTGTTCACATAAGGCATAGCGGTCTTCCTCTTTATGGAAAATGTAGAGACTTCCATCTCCTAACAACACGTATTTTGGCACATTTTGAGCATTTTTGCCATACATTTCCTCAATAATCAGGTTTAAATCTACTTCAACCATGCCTGCAAATGGGATTGGTTCTAAAGACATGGCGGTGGCTTCTTTGGTTTTCCTGGTACTTGGTCATAGATTGGGTTCTCCCAAAACTTACTGTTGTTTGATATACCAAGAACATCAGGTTCGTCAGGTATTTCTCCTGCTGGTTTATCTTTTTTATGGGAACTTCTCCATACAACAAATATAGTTTCGGGATGCTCACAACGCTTCTCTTTAAGCATCTGTATTTTATATTCACGAGTGCAATCTAAGCAGTGGTTCATAGGGTCATGCGGTTGGTTAGTCCTATGAGACTGCCACATATACTCAATGTATTGCATCCTGCTCTCAAAGCATGGTGGGTGCCAATTAGGATTGTGTGGCTTAATTGTCAGTACTTTTCTATCGCCCATATTTTTCTATTCTTTCTACCTCACGGTTGATATACCACATAGCTTTCTTTAAATCTTCTAGTTGCTTACCTTTTAATGCAGCACGCCAAATATATTTAATAGCATTACCAAGATTAAAGTTCATATGCTCCGTAACTTGTATGCACTCTATACCCGATGGGTGGTCGGTGTAATGAACTGGGTTATTAACTGGGTCTTTCAAAATGGTGCCTCCTCAAAACTTTCCAGATCTATTAATTTCTTTTTCGAACGTAATTGTTTGAATGTCCACCCAGCTCTCCCATTTACGAGCACCCGTGCTTCTTCTCGCCTTGAGACCGTTCGCATCAACTCTTGGTTCTCGTCGTAAACTAGGTACAGGAGCATAATCAGTTAGTTTTCCAAATTCAGTTACAGTTGGCGGCAAAAATCTAAGCGCTTCTAATACAATCTCGTCAAGGCGTAGATATTTTCTAGGTCTCGGCACTTTTCTTCCTTCTTGGTTTAGCGGCAACAATACCTACCTCAGCTTCGGGTTCTTGGTTACGAGCTTTTAACATGGCGTCTGCATACTCATAGGCTGTAAGTGAAGCTGATTCTGAATCTTCTCCTTTGTGCGCAAACACAATACCTAGCAAAGCAAACATCGCAAAGCAATCTCTCAAATCATTCTCGTTCATCTATAACTGCCTTTCCCATTATGTTCACAACTTAGTACCTTACAAAAGCCTTTACAAGTAAAGTTTGGCTTTGGATTCCACACTCCTGTTTTATGGGCTGACTCAAGGCGGTTAGTTTCTTCTATCCAACGCATCCAAAAGAGCGGCGCATCTTCTGCCGAATACTTAGCCTTAACAAAATCATCACATACAACAAATGCCAACCCTGCTTTTACTTTTTGTACTTGGGGGAAATGTTTAAATATTGCTAGAGCCATAAGCTCTAGTTGTTTAGTGTCGGCGTATTTACTAGACTTGCCTGTTTTGTAATCAATTACGTGGGCTGAGTCTTCATCAATAATTAACAAATCTGCAACACCTCTAAACCAAACATTTTTATCAAAGAAATC